AAGGCTTCGTATTCCTCCATCGAAACGGGTTTGCCGTTGATATAACCCTGATGGGTATCTAAGTCAAAGTCTGTGGTGTATTCACCTTCTGTCCTATCTCTCCTTCTTTTTCTATTCTCTTTTACCCAGTCGGGTACATCTTCTTCTTCAGGTTGTTGTGGTTTATTAGCACCAGTGATCGCATCAGCAGCATTGGCAGCAATCATCCCTCCGATGATACCGCCGACAAGCGTTCCCACTCCTGGGAAGAGTGCGGTTCCAATAGCAGCACCAACGGCAGCGCCACCAGTAGAGGCAGCAGTTCCTACACCTGCCTGTAAGTTAGTCTGACCTGCTGCTTTTCTTCCACCAAACTCTAGACCAGCAAACAGAACTTTTAATGGTCCGCTAGCATGTCTAGCAACATTACCAGCTCTTGAGAGAAAACCAGCACCACGAGCGCCGCCACTTAGGGCAGTTGGTGCCACCTTTGGTGCCACCTTTGGTTGAGTTAGCACCGACGGTCTAACATTTGTCGGTTTGGGCATCAACGCCGTAGTACCACGCTGAACCCCACCCACTACTGATGTAGCAGCACCTTTTGCTCCTGCTACTACTCTTCCAGGGGCATTCCTTACACCAGTTCCAACACGCTGCCCAGTTCTTCTTATATTATTAGCAGCTCTACCAAGACCGCTGCTACGACCAGTGCGGAGACCTGCCGCTTTGGCATTACGCATGAAGCGACCGACTCGGGTCTTCTTCGATCTTGCTCTTATTTCTTTCTTTGTTGGTCTCCTGCGTCTTCGGGGGAGACCCATGGAGGGTAAACCACCACCGCCAAACTTAGACTTATCTTCGTGACCCTTTCCTTTCTTTCCAAGGACTACCCTTGTTTGTTGTACCTGAGTCATGAAGAAGAACTTCTTCCTGTTTCTCAGGTAGGTTAGATACTCATGCTCAGTATCTAACATTTCATTGGCACTCTTAGCTACCGAGCTAACTGGTTTGACCAGTTTGCCCCCTAGTAGTCTGTTAAGTGCCGTACGTTTGATCATCTACGTTTACGTTTTTCTTCTTCGATGCGGTCTCTTTCATCTTGTAAGTGCTTAGCAAGTAAGTTCACGTAAATGTCCCTCTCCCAAGGGATCATGTTTTCAATATCCGTCAATGTATATTTATGATGCTGAACGAGGGCGAAGTTAGTTGTATAGAACCTTTCCAACCCTTCTTGGAAGAGGCTTATCCGAAAAAATTGATCAGTCCTTCGATGACAGTTGTAGTCTCTACCCTAGTATTAGGATTCTTGACAGTAATCGTATGACTCAGTTTGGGCATGGTGTCAAAGAAGTTCTGAACCTTCTCAAACTGTTCATTAGTAAGAGTCTCTAACCACTCCTTTGCTTCTTCTGGTGTAAAATCACCACAGTCTTCACCATTAGCAAACACACGATCGATACAGGCTGATACCAACTCATATGGATCTGGTTCTTCTTCCATGATGTTGACCTTGGCAAAGTAGTCAAGGTTTGGATACTTCATGACAGCAACAATATCGTCTGTCAGTTTGATCTCACTCTCATGACCCTCAGGGAAGACAACCTTTACATCATCCACAGGGAATGTGACAGGTACCTTTACCTCTGGATCATCATCACAAGGTACTTCAATCTCAATCGTTTCTTGTACAGAACGACCACGAAGCTGTAAGAAGATATACTCTACATCAAACAGAGCGAGGTCTTCCATTTTGAACCGTGTGTGAATACAGTTCTTGAAGATCTTGGTGATAGCATCAATGATCTGTGTTTCATTCTCACTCTCCATTGCCAGAATGAGAATCTTTTGCTCTCTCACCAGGAATGGACGATACTTAAGTTTCTTCTTTGATGAAGGGACAACCAACTCATAGGTTGGAGTGCTAATTTCAGGAAGGGGCATAATTAATCAGATGTTTTCAGCTGCTTGGGAGGAGTGAGGCGGGTGCTGTACTCATAGTACATGCCCACGGACAATTTGACCACCTGGCTAGAGGCAGCACTATATGGTATTGATGATACCATGTAAGGGTATGCTTTGACAAGCTTTATGTGGAAGTTATCGTAGTTGGAACCATCAAACTTCTCATACTTCTTGATTGTAACATCGCACACATAATCATTGTAGAAGGCAGTAGCGAATGCTTGCTTCTCCTTCTTAGCAAAGAGGGCACCATAAGGATCGCCGTTAAACTCAGCACCCTCAAAGTTACCTGCGATATAATCCTGCCATGCTCTAAAGAATCTCATCGGTGTGGAGTTGACGTCCAGGATGAACGACAGATCCATCTCATTATACACCTTTGCCATGGCGGGTTTCATATTGATACCCTTCTTGACACCACGAACATCCTGAGATGTCATGTTGACACCAGGAATCTGTACCTCATTGGCAAGCATACTAATCAACTCAGTATCGAGTCTAGTAGTTTTCTTACTAGAATCGGGAGGATTGGTCGCCTTCGTCAGCCAGTCACCAAGACTCGGCTTCCCACCTTTGAAGGCAGGTTGAGGAGCGAAAGAAAACTCAATGTCATACAGGTTACCGCTGCTGATCGAGTTGTTAATCTTTGATAAGAATCTGGTAACTGAGGGGATACCCATAAATACCCGTATAGGGGTGATCTTATTTATTTATGCCGTCCTACAAAGGGAAATATAAGCCAAGTAACTACAGCAAGTACAAAGGAGATCCAACAGGGATCATTTACCGCTCTCTCTGGGAGCGTAAGTTCATGTACTACTGTGATCACACAGAGAAAGTAGTTGAGTGGTCATCCGAAGAGATCGCGATACCATATAGATCGCCCAAAGATAATCGGTATCATCTCTATTTCCCTGACTTCTACATGAAGGTAAGAAACACGAATGGTTCAATCCAATCATATCTAGTTGAGGTGAAACCTAAGGCACAAGTCGAAGGTCCTAAGCCTCAAGCAAAGAAGACCAAACGATACCTAACGGAGGTCGCGACTTATGCCATCAACCAAGCGAAATGGGAAGCAGCGAGGGAATACTGCAGGGACAGGCTTTGGCAGTTCAAAATCATCACCGAACGCGAACTCAAAGTTTGAACATCTCATCACAGATCTAAAAGGAAAGAAGATCTCAAAACAAAAGTTACGAGAAGAAGTATTCAATATCCTCTACGATAACGCAGTCGAGAATGTTGAGGAAGGTAATTACTACTTCTTCGAGTATGACCCAAAATTCAAATCGGTGCTGAGAGAGTGGGACCAATACCCACTGATCCAGGTACTGGAAATAAAAGGCAATCAGATTCTGGGAGCGAACTTACATTATATAAGTCCAAACCAGCGTCTGAAGAGTCTAAATAATAAACAAATGCCTGCGGCTACATTTCATTATTACATTCCTCAAAAGGCAGACAACCTGTTCTTTGAAGTTGACGAGACTGATGTTCCGCTGCTAAGTCAACTCCCACTAGATAAATTTCATCGGAATCGATAATGCCTTCTCTACCAGCAGGTCAAACAGATGCTCTTGGAGCACCATCAGGTCCACTCCAAGGAACTACACGAACATATCCTATTGGGCTTGATGCCATCCCATATGCTTCATACTTCAGTATAACGAAGTATCAGTATATGAAAGGATTGTCCGCTGCTGCTCAAGACAAGAGACAAAATGATGTCCTGGGTGGTCTTGGTAGAAACCAAGCTGCGAAGGCAGCAACCAACGCAATTCGTAATATTGGTACAGGACTCTTCAATGGTGGTCAGGGTACCACCGCTGCCAGAAATGATGTTTTTCTGAAGAGAGCCATCAGAGAGAACTTACAAGGTAGGTTCCAAGGTGCTAGTAGAGTACGTGCTGCTAACAAGAGACCAGAAGTAGCACAAGACTACAGCAACGTCAACTTTCCCATCAAAACACAAGATGGTAGAGAGTTCAAGAATGCTAGTGAATTAAAAGAGTATAAGAAGAAAGCAAGGTTGGCAGCAGATACTGCTTACTCTGTATGTAAACTTCCTCTACCTAACGAGTTCCAGTATTCTTATGATGCTTCATGGAGCAATGAGTTCAAACTCGGCACCATGGCACGTATCCTTGAGGATCCTGCGGGAACGCTGGGTCAGATGGCGACTACTGGTGGAGCGTTTGCTGCTGCAGAGATTGGCAAACAACTGCTTGGCGGAGCGTTGTCACAGTTTAGCGCAGGTATTAGTCAGAGTTCAAGTGGAATTAACATTGACATTGGTGCCATTGCCGCAGCAGGTGTACAGGGTGCCTTCAATCCACTGGGTAGCACCAGTCAACTTACACCAACTAACCTTCTAGGTCTTGGTGGACTGGCACCTAATGAAAATGCCATGATGATGTTCTCTAGAATGCAAATGCGTTCTTTTGACGTCACCTTTGAATTGTTTGCCAGAGATGATACTGAAGCAGCTGAGATTGAAAGTATCATTCAATGGTTCAAAGTAGGTATGCACCCTACAGCAACACCACAAGGAACTGGTGGTCTACTTGGTTTCCCTGATGTCTTTGTTCTGGAACCAATGTTCATTCCTGCGGATCCAGGATCAGGAACAGCGGATAGAGCAATCCCTCATCCAATGATGCCAAAGACAAAGCTTTGTGCTCTTTCAAGATTGTCGGTAAACACTACACCTGCTAACAACTTCTTGACCACTTACACAGGTGACATTCCCCTTCAGACTATCTCACTTACGTTCAACGAACTCACCGCACTTACACAATCTGATCTAGAGGCAGGAGACTTCTGATGTTATTTCAAAATATGCCAGAAGTGGCTTACAACTACTCAGATTCAATTACTGACCCAGAGTTCCTGCTCGTTAAGAATATTTGGCGTAGAAATGAGGTTCTGGATACGTATCTGACCTCACTGACTCTGTTTGATGTGTACACCATCCAAGATGGAGAGACTCCTGAGACGATCAGCTTCAACTATTATGAAGATGTGTTCTTTGGTTGGACCATTCTGATGGTCAATGATATCACTAACTTCCACAGAGACTGGCCAATGGATGCTGGTACTCTGAAAGAGTATGTCTATAATAAGTATTCAAACCCAGATGCTACCTCACACTATGAAACCACAAAGGTAGTGGACGCTCTGGATAGAACGATTATTGAAGCAGGAAAGCAAGTACCTAGTAACTTCTCCATTACTTACTTCGACGGTACAGCATCTGCTGGTGTAACTGTGAACCCTGTAAAAACAGTTAGTTACTACGAGAAAGAAACTCGTGAGAATGATGCTCGTAGAGATATCAAACTAATAAGACCCGCCCATATCAAGGACTTTGTGGATGCGTACATCCAGACCTTGAATAGAGCGGGTACTTTAGATCTCGCGCTGTCAGAGCACGAAGTTAGAATTGAGTGACCTTAGGGATACCTGCCCAGTCCTTCTCAAAGATTTCAATACCCTTATCAGTGAGGATGTGATTATACATGTCCTCAAAGACTTTGGGTGGCATCGTACAAATCTCAGCACCGTTGTACCATGACCGCACAGCACGTTGTACGTTGCGGATGGATGCTGCCAAGACTTGAGTATCGCGACGGTGGATGCGATAGATCTCAGAGATAGAACGAACAACCTCCAGACCTGCGACTGACTGATCATCCAGGCGTCCCACGAAGGGAGACACATAGGTAGCACCTGCCTTGGAAGCGAGAATCGCTTGAGCAGCGCTAAAGATCAGAGTCACGTTGGTTCGGATGTGACGCTTGGACAGTTCCTTACACACCATCAGACCATCCACATTACATGGGAGCTTGATGGTAGCGTTGGTCTTGTACTTGTCAGCAAGGCGGAAACCTTCGTTCAGCATCTCATCATAGTCACCAACAACCTCCATGGAGATGTCAGGGACCCCAAGTTCCACGAGTTCATCATAGACAGACTCGGGATGGTTACCTGCCTTGTAGACCAGGGTAGGGTTGGTAGTGACGCCATCAATCAAACCTGTGTCCCACAGGCGACGGATCGTTGGAAGATCCGCCGTATCAAGAAATATCTTCATTCGCCTTCAGCAAGTTTAGCAAAGTAGGAGAGAGCATCGTCTTCTTCTGCTGCGGGAGCAGGAGCACGAGCAGGGGCAGAAGGAGTGATGTCAGGACTGTTGAAGTTCGGTGTGAAACGACCTTCGCTCTCATCCTCCAGGTCCTCTTGTACCTCGTTAACAGGCTTGTTACGAAGCACGGTGTCCAGGCGAGTCTTCAGTTCAGCGTAAGTCTTGAACTGGTCATCAGCAGTGAACGATGCGAGACTGTACTCTTTCTTCCACACTGCTTCGAGATCGTTGTCATCCATATCACCCAGGGTGCTAGGAGAGTCGAACTCAGACTTGTCATAGTTCCAGTAACCTTCGACCTTGCGGATCTTGACCTTGAAGTCAGCACCCTTCCAGAGATCGAAAGGATTGATCGGCGTTTCGTCAGCGAAAGCAGGTTGCATCGCCTCAGTGATCTTGTCGAAGATCTTCTTACCGAACTTGTAGAGGAAGACGCGACCTTCGTTAGAAGGGTTAGCAGGATCCTTCACAACATAGATGTTGCTGTAGTAGGACAGCTTACGCTTCTGCTTACGTGCGATCTCTTTGTCAGAGTCAGCACCACTGTTCCACAGTTCGCGATTCAGTTCGGACACTGGATCTTTCTTGCCCAAAGTGGTCAAGGAGTTCTCGATATACCATCCACCAGGACCTTGGAAGGCATGACTCCACACTTGTGCCCAGGGCAGGTCTTCGCCCTCGGGGGCAGGCAGGAAGCGGATCACCGCATAACCATTACCTGCTTTATCAACCTCAGGTTTCCAAAGGCGCTCATCAGGACCGCGATTGGACTCAGTTTTGTTCAAAGACTCTGCCTTAGAGAGCAGGTCAGCAAAATTGGACTTCTTGAGGGATGAAAAAGACATTTGTATTCTCCGTATGTTTGTATTGTGGCTTGTGTGCTATCAAATGATAGCATGGTTATTTAGATTTTTCAAGGTCAGCGATCATTGTGCGAACCTGATCCTTGAGTCCATTATAAAACTGAGGATTGACGTCCTCAGGGTTCATGCCCAATAGAGACGCAGCGTCTCGAACTTGTTCCAGAAGCATTTTAGCATCTGGAGCATCAGAAAGGGTGACCCGCATGAACATGGTCTGCTGAACCTCAATCAGAGCGAACAGTTGCTCAAGTTGCTTGATCTTTTCATCGACCGTCAGGATGATACCCATACGGTTGATGTCAACGTACAACTCTTGCATCTTTTTGAGCTCTTCTTGAATGATGTCTGACTCAAAGAACTTCATAAGAATAACTGCTGTAGGACTTTCTTGTGCTTGGTTGTGTCCACTTCGAGGAGTGGCACGTATTTGGTGATCTTCTGGCGGCAGGTCTCCCAGACAGGATCCGTTGCCTTCACGTCTTTCACGAAATCGAAGATCTTCTCCATGATGACGACTGACTCCAAGTTGATCTTCTTACCCAACCAGAGCTTAATCAGAGTTGGATGAGGTGATCCTCGGAAGAGACAATCAAAATCATCACATACCTCACGCATGACTTCAGCGTCACTGCGAAACATGTATGATAGTGATTGTATCCTTTTTTGGTACTCGATGTAGTTCCGTTCACCGTTAGCAGACATAGCACCGATCCACTCACAATTATCCGCTAGGAAATTGGAGAGATAGAACTGTGCTAGTTGCTTCTCATCATATTTACGAGACAACTTGACAAAGAAATACTTATCTTTGCGCTTATCGTATGTCTCAGGTTTCGCTTTGCTGTACGGACTCTTGAGGAAGTTGTAGGTTTTGGAACGGAAGTGATTCCTCATCGCAAGATACATTCTATATGCTTCCAGACCCTTCACAGCGACAAGAAACCTCGTGAACCTTTCTTGATAAAGTTGAGGCGTTGTGCCTCGTATTTCAGTTTCTCTTTGAGGGGCTTGTTGATAAGTTTACCAACATTCTCAATCTCGATGTTTTTTTCTTCGCAGAACATCACGATTGCCTCAATGTAGTTCAACTCGGAGTCTTTCACAATTTTCTCTACTTCTAGAGAAAACTTCGCCGCAGTCATAAAGTTTTCCTCAAGTACATCATTAATCTTACCAGTCCCCATGTACGCTCCTGTAATAATCAATGTACTCTTTCAGTTTGTGGACGTACTTGAGCTTATCTCTGATTACAAAAACCTGTGGTTCGCCAGTTTCAACAGCTATAATGGTAA